CTCGGCGCCAAAACGTTCGCCAAGTTCACCCATTAGGCAGACCCGCTGCATATCGGTAAACCGCCGCGATGCTCCTCACATAGTAACTGCTGAGCCACTCCACAGCACTAAGGCGGCCTCTCATGTGATGCAGGATCCGCCACGGTTCCACGAAGATCGCAGCGTGCATCGGCTCCAGCGTGCCAAGTTTCATGATGGCCACGTCACCAGGGCGGCGCTGCTCAAACTCCACGCGCTCGAAACCCAGTGCCACTGCCTCGCGCAGGTAGATGCTGGGCGTAGTTTCCAGATCTTCGGGGCGGTCGAAGTCCTTTAGTTCGATGCCCTGCAGCCGGAAGTAGTCACGCACCATCGTGTAGCAGTCGCGCCCGTCGTCGTCCCACTCCAAGCCGATCAGGGTTCGATGGTCGACCATTCGTCCGTTGGTAGGGAGTAGATCAGCCACGGCACACCGCTTTGTCTGCAGGCACGCTGATCCAGTTCGCTGGCGGGTCCGCCCTTCGGGTGGCTGTGGACAATGGCAAGGATCTCGCCGTTGACGGACGCCCGATAGTAGTCACGCGGGTGCATGACGAAGTGTTTTTCCGGTTCCTCGCAAACATTGCGGCAAGGCCAGTACATCTGACCAGTGGCGGCTTGGATCACCACACCGCAGGCTTCGTAGGGTGCGGCGGATCTGGCGTGGCGCTCGGCCTCAGATTTGGATTCGGGAGCCAGGGTAACCACCATGCGGATAGTCGGAAATGCCTTGGGATTGGAAACGGATCCTGCAGCTATTGAACCGCTTGCCGCAAACATCAGAAGTGCTGACGCCTACAGCGTTGTCGTTCACGTCAAAATAGCTGCTGCCGGTATAACCGCATTCAGGACCGCGATAGACCCACGGGCAGTAGTCCTGCACTTGCCGGCCAGGAAGCTGCAGGTTGGTGAGGTCTAGTCTGCTAACCAGTTCAAACTCAACGAGCTGAACATTTTCCCTTGATACCCGGTCGATGTACCAGACCTGATCTTCAAACTTGGCGGTTGGGTCGGCAGTTGGGTTGACGCCACCAGGGAAGTTGACGACATCGAGGAATTTTTTGCAGGTGCGGATGCGCGTGACTTTGGCTTGGAGTGGGTTGTAGCTCAATAACAAGGCAGAAATTGCACCGCCAGTATTGGCAACGCGCATGGTCGGACGCGGCAACGTGCCCTTTGAAGTCAGCTCAAAACCGTCAGCCTCGATCGGAACGGCACTGTAAGTGATGCCTTGAAACACCACATCGGTGGTCAGGGAGTTTGTTCCAGCGTGGTAGTAGAAGGTGGTGTCAATACCGTTGACCGCCAACGTGAGCCGCAGTTGGAACAGCTCGATGATGGCTGATGGATCCAGCTTTTGGATCTCGGTTTGAATTGATGTGGGTGTCGTCATGCTTCAAATACTTGCCGGAAGGTGGCTGTAATTGTGGCGCGGTTCAAATAAGGGATTGTTTTGCTCCACTCGGAACACACCCATTTGTATGAGGTGGCTTCGGCCAGTGGGGTCCAGTCGAAGCTGGCGCCGTCGGCAGCGCGGGCGTCTAAGAATGTTTCGATGGTGTCTGCATTAGTTTCTGTAATGTTTTCCCAGGTTAGGGACCACTCTTTGGGGTTTTGGTTGATGCCGAAACTGACGCGCTGTTCGTAACCGTCGCCGAAGCTGACGACTTGGAGTTTGGGGCGGCTGGTTTTTTGGGCGCCATACGATGGCGTTATTGCGGGGAAGGTAGCCATTAGGCGAGCAGCCCTCCAGGACGACGTTGTTTAATCAATTCTGCCTGCACAGCGGCGCCAATCACTTTGCCGAGTTGGTTGGCCTGACCGCCGTTACCCTGGGCGCTGGTTCCGCTGGCGTCAACGTTGACGATGACGTTCGCGCCACCCATGCCCATCGCATCGTTGGGGTAGATGCTGCCGCTGGTGCGTGGCATGAACAGTTCCGGGCCGCGTTCGCCGACCAGGTACGGCGAACCCGCGGAAACAGGGCCGCCTGATGCCCGTCCTAGTAGGGAGGGCAAATTAAAGCCCTGGACGCCTACATTGCCGGCACCAAATTGATAGGGGCCTGCGCCCTTGAAGAGTCCGCCACCGGGCAAGAAGCTGGTGGCAAGTCCCAAGATTTGCATTTGGATGTATTTGGCGATCATTTGAGCCGCCATGTTTAAGAAGTTATTTGCTGTTGCTTGGAAGAAATTAGCAAGAGCTTCTTGGGCAGACATGCTGCCGTTAATCATGTCCATAAAGGACGATGAAAATGACTGCCCGATGCTTTCGGCGGCTACGGTTACTTGGTTTGCGGGTGAGATAAGTTTTTCGAGTTCCAGGCGAACTTTTTCGATCTCTTTGGACAGATCGCCGTTGGTCAGAAGGAGCGGAACGTCAAAAGCAAGTTTGTAGTCGGCATTGCTGAAACTACTGAAAGCTCCAGCAAGAGTGTTTTGTGTTTTTGTGGAAAGAATGTCTATTACACCTAACTGTGCATAGAGTTCGCGGGTCTGGCTTTTTTGAGCTTCATTGATAGCCTTTTGAGTATCTACGTCAGCTTTTAATGATGCATTAAGTTGAGTAGCAAATAGAGCCGCACGTTCTTGGTCGCTAAGAGATTTAGAAAATAATTGCCGGAACGTGATCATTCGTTGAACTCGGGCTTTATCCGCTTCGGCTTGGGCTCTTTCCTCGTCGTTTGCCGCAGCAGAAATAGCTAGATCTGCCTCGGACAGCAGGAAGTTGTCTTGGGCATCGCTGAGTTGTTGGGACCGCAGTTTGGCAATACGCTCCAGCTCTCGGCGCTGCTGCTCTAGGCGTTGGGTAGTTTCTCGGTCTCTTCTTTCTTGCTCGGTGGCGCTAATAATTGCCTGGGTACGTGAACTTTGAATTCCGGCTAGTTCAATAGCTTGGTTACGTAGCACTTCGTTTTGACGAAGCTGTTCCCCTACAAGTTGACCGTTACTTTCAGTTAATTTTTTATTTATTTCAAAACGCTCGTTATCATATTTTGCGTTTATACGGGTTTTTTCTGCTTCCAGATCCAGCTGGGCATTACGTAACTTGTCAGCTTCTGTGCGTCCCGTGGTTCGTTGCTTTTCGATGCCTATAAGCTGTTTGTTTAGGAGTATTTCGGCGTTAGAGGATGCAAGAATGTCGGCAAATAAAATGCGAGCTTGCTCCAGCTCCGCATTGTTGTCTTTTAGGCCGTCATTGATTCGCTTAACTGCATCTTCTCCAGCGACAAATTTAATTACTAATTCTCCTGCCAATTTAAGTACCGCACCAACAGAAGAAAGTACAACATTTATACCTCTTAGGATTAAATTAACAGCATTTATAATGCCTCCTAAAGCTGCTGCAAATGGTGCTCCAATTATGCCGAGCAGTGTGGATACTGCCGCGGTAAAGTCTGCCCAAGCTACGCCAAGAACGTTTACTGCATCTGTAATACCGCTGACAGTGCCTGGGATAGCTCCGGTTTTGCGAAGAATATCTTCTTCGATGGCTGTCTGAGCGCCTCTTATGTCTCCTATCTGTTTAAGTATTCCTACCTGAGTTGCTAGGGCCGCGTTTACTCGATAACCACTTTCTTCGAGCGCTTTTAGATCCAGTTGCTGGAGTGCTGATCCAAGCTGGCTAGCCTTTTGGATGGCTTGGTCCAACGCTTGACCGAGGGCGCCGCCAAGGATTTGGCCGCCAAAACCTGTGCCGAAAAATGAGCCAAGCACACTACCGGCGATACTGCCAGCTCCACCGCCAAAAAGCAGCGGGAAGCCTGCGCCTAGAGCAAGGTTTTCGCCGAATTTGCCGATATTTTTCTGCATTGCCTGGAAACCAGGCGAAACTTGCGGACCTTCGACTGGAAAACCTCCGGCTGGTGCTGCAGTGGGTTTTCCGGCAATAGCGACACGGCGAAGTAGTTTTTCGCGCTGAGCGATTACTTCGTTTAGTTCTTGTTCGGCTCGTACCAGTTGATAAGCAGCCGCTGTAGCTTCTTCTGTTCCAATTACGGCCGAATCTAAAGCTTGGCGGGCTCCATTAACAGCTCGACTTACGTTTGCGTAGCTGCGAGCAATACCGTCGCCAAAAGTTTCTAAGTAGTTATTAAGATTGTCAACAAGAGTGCTTACATTTTGTATATCTCGCGTCAAACTCTTCAGCTGCTGTGAGCCTTGTACCGCTAGTTCAATATCAACTCTGTAGTTGGCCACAGTCGGGCAAACGCTAGGCTCAACTCAGTTTACCGCTTTCGGGGTGCAGCAGTTTTACTTTGCTGTCTGGCTCGATCTGAGGCTTTTTCTTGTTCTTCGCGTTTAAGTTCGAAAAATGCGGCCCAAGAAATAAGTTCTTCTTGGGTTAATACATTAGATAGCTGGCCAACGGTCATTCCTAGCTCGCTGGCTAGGAAAAACATGAAAAACCAGTCGCCGTCAGCTTTTGAGCGCGGCTTTCGCTTCCTCCACCTTGGTTTCGGAGCCGGAGGTCAGCATTGCCAGTTGGATTTCCTGGAGGATGCTGGCTTCGACTTCGCGGCGGAGAGCGGCGCGGTCGCCGTCTTGGAACAGGCGCTTGCCATCCTTGTCGAGGGCTTTCTCGATCATCAGACTCAGCGCGAAGTCACCAGCATCGTCAGTGCCGGCCTTCTTCTGGATGGACTCGCGCTCGGCGATGGTCAGAGGGTGCCAGTAGATCTCCAGCAGGGTCTCGTCGCCGGACTTGACTTCGTGCTTGTAAAGCTGGCTGACTCCGAATTTGTTGCGGAGTAGTTCGACGGCTCGCATGGAGCGGGTGCAAGTTGTTCAATAATACACTAGGCGTTTGCCGTGAATTCGCAAGAGATGATGCCCACAAAGTGCGAGCGGTCTTCGATGTCCAGTGGTGTTGGACCGACGATGTCGCGGACTTTGGGCTTGCAGGTGAAGGTGTCTGTGTAGCCGGAGGCGTTGACGGAGGTGAGGCCGTCGATCACCGCTTCGCACAGGGAGGAGAGGGTGGACGTTCCAGCGTTCTTGGGGACGTAGATGTTGCACTGGACGACGCCGCTGTAGAAGTCGGAGGCAGCACCCATGTTTTGCATGGTGGCTTGGGTGAAGTTCACCGACATAGCCACGTACTTGGTGGTTTTGCTGGGCGTGGTGTAGGGAACGTTGTCGTAGACCATGGTTACCGTTGGATCGACGACGGCGACGGCGTCGGTTACGGCTTTTTCAAATGCGGCGCGGGCGTTTACGAGTGCCATCGGTTAAATCCTCTCGTAAGAAACATAATCGCGTCCGCCGAGGAAACCCAAACCGCCTGTGCCTCGACTCGTCCCAACGAGGACTTGCGGGGCGCGTTTTTCGTTGAAACTTGCTTGGAGTAATGGGCGTAATTGGCTTTGGACGAAGGTGGCTACTTTGGGATTTTCGAGGGCGTAGGCAGCGTATTTTGTGCTGTTGCCGATGAATACTTTGTCGGTGTAGCGGAAGGCCGGGGTGGCAAAGCGTGGTGCGATTTTGTATGCAGTTGTGTCGCCTTTATCGCGGCGTTTTTTAAGTCCTGCCCAAGGTTCGAAGTCTTCGACGCGGTCTGTTGGCTTGGTGCGCTGGGTCGAGGCTTTCCAGCTGGAGGCGAAAAAGCCTGTGTAGACAGGACTGTGATCTTTGCTGGCGAGACCTTCAAGCGCCAGTTGGATAAAAGTGTTGTAGTCGGCGCTGAGTTTTTTATTTAAGTCGGGAAGAATATCCCGAAGTCCGCGGCGTGCCATTAGAAGCGCACCAGCAAGATGAAGAGGTAGGTTTGGCCGCCGCGGTAGGTGCGGATGTCGGTGATTTGGGCGGTGCGGCTGGAGCCGGCGTAGGTGAAGCTGACTTCGTCGCCGAGGGTTGGCTGGTTGTTGCCGATCAGGTCGGGAGTGATGTAGAGCTTGGCTTGGCGTTGTTCGCGGCCTTCCTCTTCCTCGGAGACCACAAATTCGATCGGAACTTTGATGTTGGAGTAGGTGGTGTTGGTTGTGGTTAGTGCGCCAGTGCTGGTGTTGTAGGTGGGGGTGGCTTTGCGGGTGTAGGTGACGGTGGTATCGAGGGACGTGCCAAGTTCGGCTACGACGTCTTTGGCGACGGACTTGAACAGGGAGTCGAGGGCGCCAGCCATTTCAGCCTCTGTAGACGCGGAGTTGGAAGGAGCCCGAGCCGCCTAGGCAGTAGGGGCCGAGGTAGGTCTGGAGCCAGGGGTAGACGTCGAAGACGTTGTTGATGGTGCCGACGGCTTGGCTGGTTTTGCTGTATTTGACTTGGAGGTCGCCCAGTTTGACTTCGTCGTAGAGGCCGGTGGTGCCAGTGCTGTCCGTGATGGCGCCGGTGTCGTTGGCGAGGGCGCGTGCCAGTTCGTAGGTGGCGTACTTGATTTGGGCGGGAATTAGGGAGCACTCCAGCTCGACGCCGTCAACGTCGTAGTTGTTGCGGGGCCATTTGAGGGCTTGGTCTTCGTCGCAGCGGTCGCCCAGGTAGTTGAGGCTGTCGATCCAGCGGGTCGCTGAGATCAGGGCGCGGTTTTTCTGGTCGTCAGTCTTGTTGGTCCAGGTGGCGGAGTCGGGGACCGTTTCGAAGTACGAGTTGGCGTCGGCCAGCGTGACGTAGCTGTTGGCCGTGGCGCTACTCAAGGTGGCGTTAATTGTCGCGGCCACAGCAACTGTTCATTCTTTATTGCAGTGTAGCGGCAATGAAAAAGCCCCACCCGAAGGTGAGGCTTGGGTCGTCCACGGTCTGATTATCAGATGGTGGAGGTGTCGAGGGGGCTGTTGACAACGATCCGCACCAGGGGGATGAGGTCGATGTCGTAGGTGGCCTGCCAGTTGTCCTTGTCGTACAGCTGGGCGTTGGTCGGGTTGTCGGAGGCGGAAATCCACTTGGTGCCCATCACGTGATAGGCGCTGTGGTAATCCACCGAGAGCACGTCCTGCTTGGACAGGATGTTGCGGTCGGCTTCGATGCGGAGATCCTGCTGCACACCTTCCAGGATGGTGCCGGACTTGGTGAGGTAGCAGTTGAACTCACGCTGGTCGCCAGCGTCGCCAGGGGCAACGGTGTTGACCAGGGGGTCGATGATCACGCGGCAGCCGGCGAATTCGCCGATGCTGCGGGCACCGATGCCCACACCGCCACCGCCCCACACCACGGAACCGGCAGCAGCCAGAGCCGAGGTGGAGAAGGTCAGCAGACCCACCTGATACAGGTAGTAACCCACGGAGGGGTGAACAACCAAGGTGTCCAGCTCATCGCCGCGCTCGCCCAGCTTGGCGCGGGCTTCAGCGATGGTGGCGCCGGTCAGGAAGTTGGCTTCGGTAGCACCAGAAGCGGTGCCCTTGCCCTTATACATGCCGTTGGCGCCCAGAGGACCGTTGTTGGTGTCGGAGGCACCAAACAGGCCATAGAGGTGGCTGAACAGACGCTGGCTGCTCAGTTTGTTGATGGCGTCGGCCAGCTGGTTACGGATGTGAAGCATGGGGTCTTCACCAGCCGCAAGCATTGCGACGTCGTCCACTGCATACGCGAAACCACGGTGGCAGATGGTGGCGATCTGGGTGGCGGTGCCGATCTTCTGAGGGGTCAGATAACCGGCGTTGCTGGTGCCCCAGGTGGCCGTCCCGTTCATGATCTCCTCGGTAGGAGACACGGGGTTAAATTCGGGGACTTGGATGCGGGTGCCGCCTTCGCGGGCGTCCAGCAGGCTGTTGCGAACCACAGCGCCGCTCTTCAGGAAGAGGCTGCGCTCTTTGATGGCCTCAGACACATAGGTGCTGAGGTTATTGCGCTTGACGATGTCCGCAAGAAGGACACCGCCGGAATAGTTCTGAAATGGTGCGGCCATTTCTTAGTACCAGGGTTGGGGGTTTGCGGGGTCCTAGTCACGGACTAGGTGAGGCGCCACAGACGCAATTTAGAGTCCTGCTTCTCTCTTCAGCACAGCTGCGAGATCAGGGTCTTGACTAGAAATTAGCATCTGCTGGGTAAGGTTGATTGAACCTTCTTTCCAGGGGTTTGCTACTCCAGTCGAGGCAACTCCGACGGGAACGGGTTTGGCGCCCATTCCAGCGGCGGAGCTGGGTTTGAAGTGATGCTCGTAGCCCGAACCAGGGGCTTTCAGGGTGGCTAGATAGGTCGTGAGATCCTGCTCTACACCGCCGTTGAGCACGACGACGGCGCCTGAATCGTTTTTGCGAAGGTTGTTCTGCACCAGTTGCAGCATTTGCTCGGCGTTAATAGCGCCGGCTTGGCTGATTGCGGCCATTGCGCGTGTACGAATGGCGGCGTTTTCGTTGGACTGGCGCAAGTCCTCCAGCTGTTTTTGCAGGTCGAGGATTTGTTGGTCCTTTTCCTGTGCGGTGCGGTTGGCCTCTTCCCAGAGGTCCTTCCACTGGCCTTGGTCTTCCAGCGTCTTTTTACGCTGTTCGTCCTGTTTTTTGTAGACCTCGTCGAGTTTTAGCTTGATGCCTTGGAAACGTTCCTCAGCTTCGACGGCTTGGTTTTTTAGGGCGTTGATTTGAGCCTCATACTCGGCTCGGAAATCAAGTTGTGGAGCGTCGGTTCCAGCCACGGGCTGGGTAGGAGACGCCACGGGCGTTTCCTGGATGACTTGCTCTTCCATGAATTAGAACTCTGGGGTTTCGGTGGTTTCGGGGGCTTCGTAAGAAGCGGGTTCGGCGGTGGCTTTGCGGGTGCGCTTTGGCTTGTCTTCGGCGGGCGGTTCCGGCTTAGCCTGTGCCGCTTCATCCAGTTCGACCATCTCCCAGCGAGTGGAGCCGTCGGGTTGGATGACTTCAGCAAGTGTTTTCACTGCCAAAAGTATCAACTACTTTTGTAGTATACAACAAAAGAATTAAATGGTCGCTCCAACGTCATCAACAGTGGCTGGCGAAAGGTTTACCCATGCGCTCCCGGTGTAGCCCTCAAAGCAGCCGGCTGTGGTGTTAAAACGAATCATTCCGGTGGCGGGTGTGCCGGGGCGCTGGAGTGTTGTTCCAGTAGGCGCCTGGATGTATTGGTTGGCTGTGTAAAACGAGGTTGCAAGGGAGACGACGCCGTCGGTGACGTTGATGCCAGTTCCGGCGGTGACGGTGGCGTTGGAACCAGCAGGACCTGTTGCGCCTGTAGCGCCAGTAGGTCCGGTAGCGCCTTGGGGACCAGTGGCGCCGGTTAAACCTTGGGGGCCAGTGTCTCCTGTGTCGCCTTTGTCTCCCTTGTCGCCTTTGGGGCCGGTGGCGCCTGTTGCTCCAGTTAGGCCGGTTTCGCCTTGGGGACCTGTTGCGCCTTGAGGTCCGGTGGCACCTTGGGGTCCCTGTTCACCTTGGGGACCTTGTCCGCCTTGAGGTCCTTGAAGACCAGTAGCGCCTTGGGGGCCGGTGGCTCCAGTTGCGCCAGTTGCTCCAGTAGCGCCTGTGGTGCCGGTGTTGCCACGGGGGATGGTGAAGTTGAAGATTGCGGCGGACTCGGTGCCGACGTTGGTGACCGTGGCGGAAGTTCCGGCGTCGCCGGTGGTGACGGTGCCGATGGTGATTGATGCTCCACCGCCGCCTTCTTCGGTGCTGAGGTTGCCGTTGATGAGGAGTTCGGAATTACGGCCGGTGCCGCCGAGGGCTAGTGGGCTGTCGTTCCAGCCGGTGGAGGATTTGGGGCCGTAAAGCTCGGTGGTGCGGGTGTTGATGTACCAGTCGCCGGTGCGGCCTTCGGTGGTTGGGGGACCGTCGCCGGAAAGCAGGCTCTGGAATTGTTTGACGTCACGCGCCAGCTTGACCAGTGCGGTGACCTGGGCAAGCGTCAGGTATTCCTGCTTGGTGGCCATCGCTTACTGAAGCAGCGCGTTGAGGAGCTGCTCCATGCGGTCTGGGGTCAGTTCTTGGTCGTCGTTTTCTTCGCCGGGGGATTCTTCCATTTCGGATTCGTCTTCGACTTCGCCGGGTTCTTCGCTGGGGAGGCTGCCGAGTTCCATCGAAGGGAGGATTTCGCCTTGGGTCAGGATGGCGCGGACTTCTTCCAGGGTGATGACGCCCTTGTCGAAGAGGGCGGTGATGGCGGTGACGTCTTGGCCGATCAGGCGGTCTATGTCGAAATCGCGGCTGATGCTGACTTCAGGGGGTTCGATGCCGAGGTAAGCGCCAGCGAAGTCAAAAGCCTTTTGGAGGGTTTGTTCGAGGTCGAGGCTGACGGAGGCCAGCATGGAGTTGGTATCGACGCGGTCGAGGCGGCGAGCGTCGGCAGATTCGGCGACAAATTTTTGCTGGCTCAGCGTGCTGATGCCGAGCGTGGCCATTTGTTGCTGGAGTTCTTTGATCTCGTTGGATTGGGCTTCAAAGGCGCTGGAAGCGGGCTCCACGTAGTAGACCTTGTTGCCGGGGGCGGTGGCCATCGCGTAGTTGACGCTGATGGCCATGTCCTTGGTTTGGTCGTCCCAGCCCTCAAGGACGAGCATCGGTTGGGAGGCGATGTGGAGGCTGTGGATTAGGTCAGCTTGGCGCTGGAAGTGGGCCAGGTTTAGGTAGGCGATGTCGATCAGCGGTGGGCGGCTGATCATGGTGTCCACCTTGTTGGAATAGGTGGTCACCAGGGGGATTTGGTTGAGGCTGTAGGTGCCGGTGTCGATGAGTTCGTAGTCGCCGCTTTGGGCGTTGGGCTCCATGAAGCCGGGGCCGAGGGGTTTGATGGCTTGTTTTTGGCGGTAGACCTCGTAGCGACCGGGTTCGATGACGCGGATTTGTTCGTAGGTTTTTTCGCCAAAGCGGCCCTCGGGGACTATCGCTTTTTCGTAGATGCGGACTTGAGTGAGGGTGCCGTAGGCGGCGTCGCGGTCCAAGCGCCAGCCGTAGATGTTGTAGGGGTCTACTTCGACCCAGTAGGGGCGGCGGCCCAGGGCGCGTTCTTCGGCGAGGCTGCGGATTTCGGTGGGGGCTGGGAAGTCGATCAGAGTGTGGGCTTGGCCGTAAGTCAAGCTGCAGATCAGGAGGCGGCGGGCGTACTCGTCGAGGTCGGAGCCACAGCCGTCAACGTCGCGGGCGAAGACTTCGCGCCAGTAGGGGTCGCCTTCGAGGGCGATGGGTTTGCGGAGGATGAGGCCAGCGGCGGCGCGAATCAGGCGTTGGGTGTAAGGCGAGAAGACGGCGCGGTTGACGCGGCTCATGTAGGCCCGGTAGTCCTCTCGGGGTTCCAGTGGGAGGAAGGCTTCGCTGTTTTCGCGCAGGTACTCGGTGCCGCGGGTGACGGCTTTCATGATTTCCCAGCCTTTCATCATGTCCAGCACGGCGGCTGTGCGAATGAAGGGGCTGTCGCCACCGTTCTGGTACGTCGTGGCGACGATGTGGGTGGGGAATTGGCCGGGTACTGCGTAGGTCATTTAGTCACCACTTGGTGCGATCCGCCCAGTAAGCGGCTGACATTTTTCCTTTCTTGATGTTAGCCGCGTGCCTAGCTTTGAACGCTTCACGACGTTTGCGGTCGGCTTCGGATTCTCCGGCGGTTTTGGGGGAGCCGGAGACGCCTTGTTGTCCGAAGCGGATAAGTTTTACTTCGCCGTTTTCTTTTGCGAGGACGGCGTGTGATTTATTGGGGTGTTTTGGAGTGCGTTTGGGTTTGTTATAACCGTCGAATTTTTCGCCGCGGTATTCAATCATCGTCGTCTTCCTCGTCATCGGGATCTTCGATGGGCACCAGCACTTCGATGCCGAGGGCAAGCATTTTGATGAAGTTGCCCAGGGTGTCGGGGACGGAGGGGGTTTTGAACACGAAGGTAGCGTGCGTGATACCTTCCTCGCCATCAATTTCGATGTGGAGGCAGCTGCCGGTGACTGTTTGGATAGTCATGGCTCCAGCCGGTTAGATGGAGGCGGTGATGGCGCCGCTGGTGATGAAGTTGCAGGTGACCACTTCGAGTTCACCCACCGTGGCGCTGAAGTCGGCGCTGGTGATGATGCCCGAGAAGGCGATCTTTTTGCCGCCGCTGGTGTCTAGGAACAGTTCGAAGGCAGCGTTGGCGCTATCTTCGGTGGTAAGGACGTCTTGCAGGAAGGCGGCGGTTTCGTCGGCGCTGGAGGCCGTGTACATCAGCTCGACGGTGCCCGAGCCGGAGATGAGGCCGCCCACGAATTCGCGGCTGGTGGAGCCGTGATCAGTGGTGTCGAGCGTGTCCTTGTTGATGGTCAGGGACCAGCTGCGGGTCGAGGTGATTGCGGTAGGGGTGGAACCGTCGTTTTCGAATTTGACGGAGCCCTCTTCGCCACGAAAAAAGGCCATAGCTGGAGCGGGGTGCTTTGCTCCAGTCTACGGCCTAAGTCGAGGGGTGTTTAGTTATTAGATAGAGGCGGTGATTGCGCCAGAGCTGATGAAGTTGACGGTGATGACTTCCAGTTCGCCGACGGTTGCGCTGTAGTCAGCGCTGGTGATGATGCCGGTGAAGGTGATTTTCTTGGTGCCGGAGGTGTCCAAGAAGAGTTCGAATTGGGCGTCGGTTTGGTCCTTGGTGGTCAGGACGTCGTCGATGAAGTTGAGGGTTTCGCCCGAGCCGGGGGCGGTGTACATGACTTCGGCGCTGCCGCTTCCAGAGAGGAGGCTGCCAATGAATTCACGGCTGGTCGAACCTTGGTCGGTTACGTCCAGAGTGTCTTTGTTGATGGTGAAGCTCCAGCTGCGGGTGGACGAGACTGCGGCCACGACGCCGGAGCTGTCCTTGAAGCTGATGGAGCCCTCCTCGCCGCGAAAGAAAGCCACGGGTCGTTATGCAGTAGGGGATGTTTTGAGTTTAGTTGATGATTTCTTCGACGAGTTCCAGGGCAGCGGCGACTTCTTTTTTGGTTTTTGCGGGGGTAACGGCGATGACGGCCTGTTTGGCGAGGAAGCGGGCGCAGCGGGGGTCCCAGAGATTTGGGTTGCGCTTGCCCTTGACGGCGAAGATCGCGTCAAGCATTACGGAGGTGATTTCCATGGGATTAGCCGTGGTAGGCGACGGCGATGTGGGGAACGACGTCTGGGGTGCCAGAGTTTACTTCTGAGATTCGCATACGGATTTTGGCGGCGGGTTTGCCGTCGTAGAAGTAAACGTAGGTGCCAGCTGAGTTGATGGTTTTTGCGGTGTCAATAGTGAACCACGTGCTGTTGAAGCTGCACTCCAAGGCGAGTTTGAAGTTGGCGCTGCTTGTAACGGTGGCGGCAAAGGTATAGCTAGAGGACTCAGCAGGGACTTCGAACCACTCGTCGACGGCGTCCATGGTGGCGCCGGTGTATTCCACGAGATTGGTGAAGCGGTCTTTGGCGGTGATAGAGACTGCGGCCATGGTTACTTGCTCCGTTTTTTGGGTTTTTTGGCGGTTTTGGCCGCGGCTTTGAAGGCGGCATCGGTGGGGGCGCCTTTGGTGCCAGGCTTACGCATTTTTTCGCCGCTGCCGGCTTCGATGCGCTTGCGTTTGGCTGCGATGTTGGCGTAAAGGCCCTTTTTCTTGGCGGCCATTACTTTTTGCCTCCCTTTTTGGTGGGTTTTTTGCGCGCCATGCCTGCTTCGCTGAGGGCAATGGCGATTGCCTGCTTGCGGGAGGTCACTTTTTTGCCCGAGCTGGATTTAAGGGTTCCAGCAGAGTATTCGGACATGACCTTTTCGACCTTTTTCTGGCCTTTTGTAGGTTTCTTGGCCATGTTTTGCGGGCTTTTCTGCAGTCTACGGAGGGTTAGTAGAGGCGGTAGGAGGTTTGGCCGAGGGTGCCGTGTTTGGCGAGGTTGAATTGTTGGAGGCAGAGGTAGCCGAAGGCGTCGAAAGCGTGGTCTACGCCTAGGTTTTTGTTGGGGAGGCCAGTTCCAGGGGCGTAGGTGAGGGTGCGGAGGGACTTGATTAGTTCTTTGCAGCGGGGGTGGATGTAGGTGCGGCGTGTTCCAGTCGCATCCAAGAGGGCGGTGTTGACGGCGGTGATTTTGTCGCGGATTTTCCAGGGGGCTTTGGGGCTGGAGACGTTAAAACCGCTGCGGCGGAGGATGTTGTGGTCGGTAAGTCCCACGCCGGAGGTTTTGCGAGCGCCGCCGGTGGGGTCGGGACATGCGATGACGCGGCGATCCACGCCGAAGCGGCGGGTGACTTCTTCGGCGAAGTCCCAGGTGGTGGCGCCACCAGTGAGCATGATTTCGTCGAAGACGTAGAGGGTGTCGTCTTTGAGGACGGCGCAGATGCCGGACATGGGATCCACGTTGAAGTCCACCCCCAAAAGGAGTGGAAGTATTGAAATGTCGGCTGCGTCGGTGGAGATATTGGCGTCGCTGAAGGAGACGGCGACGAGGCCGCTCAGGTTTTCGAAGCTGGCTTCGAATTCTTGGCGGAAGGTGCGCGAGTCGAGTTGGCTGCGGGCGGCTTCGATTTCTTCCGGTGGGACGTTGTCGCCTTCGATGGTGGTGAACTGCCAGCGGCTCCAGTCGGAATCGCCGGAGTCGGCGTATTGCCAGAGTTCGTAGAACCAGCTGGCGGTGCCGTCGGGGGTGGAGATGAAGAGTGCCCAGCCTTGTTTGTCGGCGAGTGCGGGGCGGATGACCTCGAACCAGACTTCGGCGGACATGAAGGCGGCTTCGTCGAGCACCACGCCAGCAAGGCTTCGGCCGCGGAGGGCCATGGCGTTTTCGGTGCCCTTCAGTTCGATGGTGGAGCCGTTCACCAGCTCGATTTTCAGGTCGGTTTCGTTCTTGGATTTGATCCAGGCTTTTGGGACGAGCTTTTTCATTACCTTCCAGGCGATGTCCTTCGCCATGCGGTAGGTGGGGGCGGCGTAGAAAAAGGTTTCGCCGGGGCGTTCGATTGCCCCACGCAAGAGTTCGATGCAGGAGAGGTAGCTCTTGCCGAAACGGCGGCCGGCAACCAAGACACGGAAGCGTTTACGGCTGGAGAACACTTGCCCCTGGGCGTAGCGGAGCGAGAGGGTTCCAGCCGTGTCAGTCACTTTTTCGGGGACGGGTACCTTCTAGGGTATTACAGAAATTCGACCCCTCCCCCCCCCTAGTCGTCGCTGGTGCGGACGCAGTAGCTACTAAAGGTATACATACCTAGTGGGCAAACACCACCAGCGGAGTTGATGGCTTGTTTTGGGCGGGAGGCGGAGCTGGGGACGCAGTAGTTGCCTTGGGTGTAGTACCCCAATGGGCATGTATGACCCACGCGAATGACGGGGATGACTTGGGCGAGGGTGAGTGCCAGTGAAAGCATCGGAGGCTGTAGTACAGAAGAGCTTAGTTTACTACAGAAGAGAGAATTGCGAATGTATCAGTAGGTTCCC